AGCAGTTTGAGCCAAAGATGAATCTTCGATGGGTTAAGCAAAGGGATTATGTTGTTCCTTGGTGCTTCCCAGCTCGAGTTCATGCTTTGCCTGAACGTGGGTTGAAATATCGTATTGTTACTTCTCATCCCCGGTGCCTTGTCGCACTTGGGAAGACTATTCAACCCTATCTCTTTTCGCTGCTCCTCCGGTTGCCTGAATGTCAATCGACATTGAAAGGTAATAAAATGCGGGCTATTTCTAATGTTTATCGTAGTCCTGGGCCCTGTATTACCGTTTCTGCTGATTTGACCAGAGCATCTGATCTGATTGACCAGCGTTTCTTTATCGCTGGATGGGAAGGATTGTGTGACGGATTTAGTATGGAACTTGATGTCCGTCTTCTTGGAAAAGCTTGTCTCGGTCCCTATGAAGTTATTAATTCTTATGATGGGGAACCGTATATCACTACTTGCGGAAGTCCAATGGGACTTCCTTTGACATGGCCAATGTTGAACTTGGCTAATAAATTTTGGATGGAGGAGGCCTGTATGAAATGGTCTCCTTACTCCAAAGTTTGGCCATTTGCAATTTGTGGTGATGACTTGCTTACCAATCTCCCTCATACGGCTGCGGAAGACTATAAGTCTAATGCTAGGCAGTGTGGCGCTGAGTTTTCCCAAAGTGGGAAACATATCGAGTCTGACCAGGGTGGCATCTTTGCTGAAGTAATATTTTATTTGACTTTTGATGAAGCAAAGCGCTATTCTGGCTCTATCTCCACGGATTCTGAACTTTTCGAATATATTTCTAAGAATGTTCGTGATCCAGATAGTGACTTGTCGTCTATCACCCTTGACAGTATTGTAGGTCAAGGTGAGATGGTAGACACAGCTCAGTCTCGTAAATCTTATCAGCGCGGGATGACTCTTTTTGAGAAGTCCGGAAAGGCTCCCCTCTCTTACCTTAATAGGTTTGCATATGCTATTCCATTGAGAGGGTTGGTAGATGATCATGTTGAGCATCAATCCCGGGAATCCCCTGTATGGGCTAATGTTGGCATGTTTTGCGAAAACATGTGCCCACTCATACTTGGGGATGACTTCCGTCGTCGTGTTGTTGCTGCCTGTTTGGCGGCTCAACCGAATATCGGAAACTTCTTTAATTCTAGAGGTATCCCTTATAACCTGCCTAGATTTTTGGGTGGTGCGGGAATCTGTAGAAGCCTTAACGCGGTTGTGCGAAATCAGGCTTCCGCGAAGCATCGCCGTGCTCTTGCTGTCTTTATTACTAATAGAAGTATTGAGCGCGATGTTTCGATCTTCTCCAGACCTTGGAAATTTTCCTCTGATGCCCGATTGAATTATGCAAGTAAATATGCTAATGCCAGAGTTAATATGCTTTTTGATAAGAACATTATAGGCATTTCGGGTGTTACAGATTGGAAGTCCAATGCTGTTGAGATCAAGGAGGTGAAGTTCGGTGAAGTGGTTGATCAATGTATGATAACTATTGTCCAGGGCCTTCTCTTTACTGAAGGTCCGAAAGATCGACC